CTCCCTTTTTTTTTTTTTTTTTTTTTTTCCTTTCCCAATAACAGGTACTAATCGAAATCACACAAAAGACTTTCACTGTTAGTAAATTAAATACAAAAATAAATTAAAATATTTAACCTACCTCTGCGGCATTCACTGCACTATATCAACAGACTCATAATCACCACTACCAGATGAAACTTTTCTTGCTAATTCCAAAGCTTGAAACCCTGGCAATACAGATGCTTCTTCTTCTGAAACTGTAGCAATCGTAACTTGAACTTCTTGCTGTTTACAATTCTTCCCTTCTGTATCCTTCCTATCATATCTACCAGGTTCATGTTCATCTTGCTCACGTTCTTTATATTCTTTCAAAAACCGAGCATAAAATTTATCAAACAACTTCTTTTCTCGCAACACTGAAGGAGTTACTGCAACTCGTGCATTCTGACTCATTTCAGTTAAAACTATCCTATAATTTATATATACATCTCCATATATAAAACCAAATGCACCACCACCTGTTGCTCCTGTCAACATAATCAATCCTTGGAAACATTGCCTATCCTCAGCAGTATCTCCAGCATTGTCAAAACTATAACGAGCATTTGTTAATGTATATTCATTACGCATATAAAAATTACCTGGAGTTTTACCTTTTAATACTGGTACTGAATACGTAAAATCTTCATACATCGGATAAGTTTTACAATTCGAAAAACGAGCCAAATCACCCTCCGATATAAATGCATTAATACCTGTATATCCCAAACCCTCTAAATAATCTATATCTGAAGTATATGCAAACATAACTTTACCTGAATTATTTGTTCCTATTTGTGTCACATAACTTATTTCAAATTGTTCCCACAAAAATTTATTAAATGGTACAATTATATTTGATAAAGGATTAGAAAAATACAAAAGCATTGATGGATTTAATGGTATTACTGTATCAGTTCCCAATGCTGTATCATAATTTATTGCCAGAGCATTAACTGTTCCACCACCACGTACAGTTGAAGTACCAACTACTATCTGTCCTAAACGTTGTCTACCAGACATAACCAAAGTCTCAGCTCCTCGACTTGCAAAACTATACGTCGAACCAGCTCTCCTATTTGGTTGCTGCTCTGTAGTCAACTGTCGTCTAACCATTGGAGCTAACGCCTTCATTTGAATCTTTCCCTGCTTACCAGGTCTAGTCCGAAAACCCAACCGCGGTTTACGAGGTGGCAAACCAGGCATTCGCAACAATCTCTGTTCCATAGCTAGTTTCTTCTTCTCCAACTTAATCCTACGACGAAGTTTACCTTTAGTCTTCGTTCCTCTACTTTTAGGCATTGTCTGTTTTCGACCTTTCAATAAAGACATCTCTTTATTAAGAGTGGGATCCTTCTTACCTTGAAGACTCTTATTTTCTTTACGTGTTAAATTACGATATATACCACCTATCGTTGCTGCTGGATATCTAACTACGTCTGGCACCCATCTCCATGGACGCTCATCCCATGATTCCTGAGCTGCTAATCCTTCTTCATCATTCATTGATCTCTGAAAACGACGAAGATAATCCATTTAGAATTTGAAATTCTTCTGGATTTTGAGACACCACATATATTATTGGTTGTAGCGCTACATTATGGTTTTCACCACCAATGTAAAGTTCTGTGATTTCGTACGCTGACAAAAAAGAATGCTCAACCTCTTCAAAAGAAAATGGATCAATATCAGTTATCGGCAATGCAACCATCTTATAATAATAGTTTTGCTTCAACCACTGACATAAACCATTCAAGAGATCTCGACACTCTAAATTATACCAACATTCAACGCGCAATGCACAAGCGCGTAAATAAGTCATTCTCAAGGATTCACTACGACCCTTAAAAACCAAACTACTCAACATCTTTGATGTATCTGGAGCCGGAAAAACCATCCTTCCATGCTTTACCCAAGACATTGAGCAATACTCAGTATCATCTAATTTCATAAAATCTGGACTTTCAATTTTAAACTTCCAACCAAATGATGTGAAAACTTCCTGAATAGCTACAGGATTAAACCAATCCTTTATTTCATCAGAAATAGTGTAAATGGAATCATCTCCACACACACGTAACTCTACTAAGCCAACAAACTCACTCCAAGTAGCTTCATATTCATCAGGTTTTAAAACACACCAAGCATAAAACCATGCCCAAA